CATAATATCTAAACATAATAAACTTTATGTAAATTACAAACATAATAAAATTTAACAAAGGTCAAAGATAGTCAACATCAAATAACATAAATAAAATAATAAACAATACAAAAATAATAAAATAAATTTAACAAAAATTAAAAATTATACTTGACAAACTTTAAAAATTATGCTAAACTATAATTAACAAAACAAAGAAACAACAAAGCAATGTAAAATGGTGTTATTGATAAAAGTAGAAAAAGTCCGTTGCAGTTGTACAAGTTTTGTAATTATAAAAATAGAAAGGTTAAAAGGGTGAAAATTATGAAAACAAAAACAACTAAAAAATTTATTGTAAATGAATTTAAAAGTGAGGTGATAAAATGAAAATAAGTAAAGAATTAAAAAGAGAATTCAAAAGAAGATATAAAGAGCTAATAAAACAAGTAAACAATAAAATATTGTGTATAAATAAAGCAGAATGCCAAAGCATAGACTTTGACATTTTGCAAAACTATTATAATAAAGTAACAAGTAATAAAGAAAAAATAATTTTTTGGAGGGTATAAAAATGAAAAATTATGAGGAATTAGAAATAAATCTTGATATAATATATAGAAAAATTGATATATTTCAAAGTGTAATAGATTGGTTAAATAAAGCCATTGAATATAATTTGATGGTAAATGAAAAAGAAAGCAATTATAAATTAGAATATTTAGTAATACAAAAACCAAATATAAAAGATAAAGAAGAGATGAAATGTTTTGAAAGAATTTTAATAAAAATATTAGCAGAAATAGGATATTATTTAAGAGATTGTAATTTTGAAGAATGGGAGGCGTTAATATATGAAGATAAAAGAAGAATATCAAAAAGAAATAAAAATGTTAATAGATGAAAATATAAAACGTCCAACAAGTGAAATAAAAGGAATAATACGAATATATAATAATGAAATAGTGGACAAATTAAGTAAAAGTGGAAAATATAAAAATAATGAGATTATTGATTTAATAGTAAATGGTGCGAATTGGAAAAATGAAATAATAATGCAAATAGGAAGTATAAAAAATCAATTAAAGCAGGAATATGAGGAAAGAAAAGCATTTGAAAGATATATGAAAAAGCAGCAAATAGAGTACCAAAAAGAAATAAATAAAAAATATGAAGAAAAGAAAAGTAAAATAATAATAATGATAATAATATTATACATAATAAGTACAATAATGATATTAAATTATGCAATAGCAAGTATAAGAGGGTAGTATATACCCTCTTATGGAAATATGAAAAATAGAACAATAATATTATATATTAAAAATAAAAAATATACAATATTAAATCATAACTGATTTAATCAACTCATATACTTGATTTTTAATATTAATATTTTCAAAACGCATATTACAATATTTGTAACTATCACAAAAAATTGCCCATATTTTAGTGTCTTTTAGCTTTTTTAATAGTAGTGTATTTTTTGAATGGTCTTGCATATTGGTAGTAATAATATAGTTTGTATTTTTATCATAATCATAAGAAATGTATAAAATATTGGTTTTGTTATCAATCCAAACGCCATAAATATTGTTATTATATTTAAAAGCAAAATAAAATACACAATTACGATTTTTAATTTCTATAAAGTCGTTATTGTCAAGTAAAAATGTATTTTTAAGAGAGAAATTACCGTAATCAGTATCAGCAATTAATTGTCCAAAACGTGTTTTTGCTCTTTGTTCAATAAATTGTGTACTGTTTACATATTCCAATAAAATTAGATTATTATTAAAAGTTATAAAATCTGAATTATTTTTTGGAAGTGTAATATTAAAATATAAAAAATAAGGGTTAGTCATTGTAATTGCATTTGCAATAAAATAAACTTTTATATCACGGTCACGTGAAATAGTATCATAAAAATTCAAAAATGCGTTTACTTCTTTTGGTAAATATCTATAAGTACCTTTGTCAATGATAAATTCGTCAAAAATAATTGTTTGAACATCAGGAAAGCTCATTGATTTTAGAATATGAGAAGTTGAAAGAGGAAAGTAATATCCTGCAACTTCATCATCAATATAAAATTTATTAGATTTTATTGTAAAAGTATGTTCAGGAAATTCGTTTTTTACATCATTAAAGAATGAACCAATTGTTTTTTGTAGTTCTTCTTTATAGCGACGTAAATATATAAATTGTTTTTTCTTTTTAATAAAATCACGAATTGCCTTGCGTTTATAATAGTAAGTTTTACCAATTGAACGTCCACCGATAATAAAAGAGAATAGTGCATTATAAGAAATTGCATTAGATCCATCATAATATTTTTTCATATTTCCTCCAAAATGAAAAGTTACCAATTAGTAATAAATCAATTTTGGAAAGCTTCCAAATGAACCCACAACAGGTAAAAATAATTAGAGGCTCTTCACCTGCTTATACTAATTATTTTAAAGATTTATTAATATCTAATTAGCAACTTAAAAATAAAGGGGAATAAGCATATTTAATACTTATTACAGATTTATTATAAATTATTATATGAAAAAAGTCAAGATTTTATGACAATATTTTATTTTAAATAAATTATGTAAATTAAAAAGTTTTGTTAAAATTATTTTTTAAAATATGTTGACATTAATTTTTAAAATATGTATAATATAATTATAAAATGTAAATAATGGTTGTAAGAGGTTGGGAAAGTGAATTTATTTAATTCAAATTGGTTAAGCAGGTGTGCCGTGTATAACTAAACTGCAAATTTTAAATATTAAGCACTTATGCTATAAATAGGGGAAAGAGGTATAAAAATGGAAAAAAATGAAAATGTAAAAGAAGTTGTAGAAGAAAAAGAAATGGAAGAAGTAAAACAAATGGAAATGGCAGTACAAGAGAATGGTAATTCAATTGTAACAGGATTTAATAATCAAAGAAAAACTGGAACAAGAAAATTTATTCAAAGTACAGTAGAAGATCCAAAAATATTATTTAATTTAGAAGATCACGTAGATTTTAAATTAAATGATATGGAAAATAAAGAAATAAATGTAGTAGATGTAGTTGTTAAAACTTATGAAAAGGATATTCCTGAAAAATTAAATGAATATACTGGAGAATTAGAAACAATTGAAAGAACAATGACAACAACATTAATAGATGATACAAATACAAGTTATGTTACAGCAAGTAAACTATTTGCAATGAGAATAATTGAGTTAGTTCAAATGTATGGAGTTGAAAGATTACATCAAGGAATAAAAATAAGAATAACAAAAACAGAACATAAGAACGGTAATAAAAAATTAGGTTTTGAAATTGTATAGGAGTGATAAAAAGTGAAACAAGTTAATACTGATGAAGTAAAAAAATCGTATCGTGGTGTTTATTTTAATATAGAAGATAGTAATATTTGCAGTTTAAAATATGGTTTATATTTTTACTTTTGTAGTAAAGCAATGAAAATAAAATTTGATAATACACTAGATAGTTTTATTGAAAAAACTAAAAAACGTATTAATTTTATAATTCCATTAGTTGGAATAGAAAATATAGATTTAGCATTAGCAATTTATTATTATAGTGCATTTATAGAAAAAAGAGGATATAGAATTGAAACATTACACGGTGCAAGAATAAAAAAAGCACATTTAATAGGATATGTAGAATTTTTAGATAACGAGGAGGAATAAAAATAAATGCAATGGCAACAATTTAATGGTATTCCTTTTAAATCTAAAGATGCAGATGAACTGCAAAAACAAGTAAATAGATTTAACAGAAAATTGAGACGTATAAAAAGGAAATATGAAAATGAGAATATAATGTTGCCAGATATATTAAGTACAAAACAATTAAAACAAGATATACAATCAAGAAAAGATTTAAGAAATTTTTATAAATCTGTTGATAGATTTATGAGGAAAGATAGTGAAGAAATAGTTACACTAAAAAGTGGTGTACAAATGACAAAATTTCAAAGGAATGAAATTAGTATTGGAATAAGAAAAGCAAAATCAAATATAACAAAGATGATAAATAAATTTGAAGAAATAAAGACTAATACTAATAATGAAACATTAAATTTTGCAAGATATAGATTTAAAACAGAAGAAAAACAAAGGCTTCAAAATACTTATAATAGTTTAGGAAAAGTAAATAATCGAGATAAGCAAAGTTTAGAAAAATTACAAGAAAGAATAAATAGATATTCTACTGAAACAGGAATACGAAAGAAAAATATACAATATAAGCAAAATTATTTAAAAGCATTAAAAAATACGTATGTAACGTATGGAAAAGATTTTGAAGATTTATATAATAAATTAGATGAAGTTGATCCTGATGATTTTTATACAATGATAGCAGATGATGATATAGTATCAGATATTAAGCAATTTTACTTAAATGACGTAAATCAAAGTGAAGTTGGAGATGATGAAAGTTGGGGTTACTTCAAAAAGGTGGAATTAGCGTGGGACAAGCATTTAAACGTTTAAAATATAGTGCTGATTTTGAATGTACGACAGATGAAGAAGATTGTCGTGTTTGGGCTTGGGCTGTATGCAGAATAGGAGATGTTGAAGATTTAGAATATGGAAATACAATTGAAACATTTTTTGATTTTTGTAAAAGGGATAAAAATGTAGAGTTGTATTTTCATAATCTCTCCTGAAATATGACGGACAGTTTATATTATCATATTTATTAAGAAATGGATTTATGCACATAAAAGATAAAAAAGAAAAACAAGATAATACATTTACAACATTAATAAGTGATGACGGAAAATTTTATTGTTTTGAAATATTTTTTGAAGTAGGAAACAAAAAAGTAAATTCAGTAAAAATATATGATAGTTTAAAAATACTTAATATGCCTGTACTTAAAGTTGCACAAGCTTTCGGACTAGGAAATCAAGCAGAAAAAATAAAAGAAGAAAAAATAGACTATGATCAATATAGAGAAATTGGACACGTTTTAACAGATGAAGAATTAATGTATTTAAAAAATGATGTAGAAATTATGTCAATTGCATTAAATGAAATGTTTAATCAAGATTTAACTAAAATGACACAAGGAAGTGATGCATTATACGATTATAAGAAAATAATAAATGAAAATAATTTTAAATATTATTTTCCAATAATAGATTATGAAATTGACGCAGAATTAAGAAAAAGTTATAGAGGTGGTTTTTGTTATGTAAATCCTGTAAATCAAGATAAAATAATAAATGATTTAATGGTTTTAGATGTAAATTCGCTTTATCCGTCAGTTATGTATCAAGAGATGTTACCAGTAGGTCAACCTCAATACTATGAAGGAAAATACGAATATGACAAATACCACCCTTTATATATTCAATGTTTTAGTTGTAGTTTTGAATTAAAAGAAGGAATGTTACCAACATTACTTGAAAAGCAAGCATTTAGACACGAAAAAGAATATGTAACATCTTCACACGGCGAAATTGAAACATTGGTATTAACAAGTGTAGATTTAGAGTTATTTTTCAAACATTATAATGTAGATGAAACAGATCTTGTATGGCATAATGGTTATAAATTTCAAGGAAAATTACATTTATTTGATAAGTATATTGAAAAATGGAGTAAAATTAAAATAGATAGTAAAAAAGCAGGAAATAAAGGAATGTATCAAATTGCAAAAATTATGTTAAATTCACTTTATGGAAAGTTTGGAAGTAATCCAAATGTAGCAAGTAAAACTCCATTTTTAAATGAAGAAGAAATTGTAAAATATCATACAGAAGAAAAAGAAATTAGAGATAGTATTTATATTCCAATGGCAAGTTTTATAACTGCATATGCAAGAAAAAAGACAATTGAAACATCAGAAAAAATAAGGGAATATTCTTTAGAAAAATATGGTGAAGATTATTATATATATTCCGATACAGATAGTATTCATTTAAAAGCAATAGATGAAAATATATTATCTAAAATAATTGAAATAGATGATTATAATTTAGGAGCTTGGAAAATAGAAGCAAAACCAAAATATGGAAAATATATAAGACAAAAAACATATATGGATTATATAGATGGAAGTTATGAAATAACGTGTGCAGGAATGAGTAAAAATGGAATTAAATATAATGAAGATAAATCAAAAATATTTTATAAAATTTATGGTACTAATAATTGGGTAGAATTTAATATTAATGATTTTAAACCTCGGTTTTATGGTAGGAGGTAGACTTGGGTATAAATATGTAAAACGGTGGTTGTGTATTAGTTGAAACTGAATTTGAATTGAAAGAGGTGTAAATATGGATTTAGATGATGAAGAATTAAAAGCAACTAGAGAATTAAATAAAAGGAATAAAACAATGTTAAGTGATGAAGAAAAAGAAATATTTAATAACTTGAAAGAATATATGCAATCTAAAATTAATAAAGGTTATCATAAATTTATTTATAATGATTTAGATTGGGATTTTAAATGTATAGATTGTATAAATGCAATAGATAATGCTTTGAAACAATCTAAAGAAATAGAAGAATTAAAAGATGAATATAATACAAAATTATTAAGTAATGCAGGAATATATCAATTAGGATTTAATGACGGTAAGAAGAGTGTTGAAGACAAAATAAAAGCAAAAATAGAAGAAATAGATAAGATTTTAGAAAGAAATCTTTTAGTAGATAGGTTAAGAGATTATTTTGATGTACAAAAAGAAGTTTTGCATTCACTTTTAGAAAAGGAGGGAGAATAATGATAGTAGAAAGTATGAGTGAAGCAACAAGAAAAGAATTAATAGAAAGAATAAAAGAATTAGAACAAGAAAATAGAGAATTAAATAAATCAGATGCAAGTAAAGAACAATCTTCTATGAATTATTATAATTTATATAAAGAATTAGTAGACAAAATAAAAGCAAAAATAGAAGAAATAGATAAGATTTTAGAAAGAAATCTTTTAGTAGATAGGTTAAGAGATTATTTTGATGTACAAAAAGAAGTTTTGCATTCACTTTTAGAAAAGGAGTAGATATATGATACAAGCAAAAGGTAACGGACAAAGTGAATGTATACAATGTAAAAAAGAAGGAAAATTTTCATTAACTTGGACTAGTTTTTATTTAAAATACCAAATGATAATTATACAAATTGCTATTGTTATCATTGTGCTAAAAAATTAGAAAAAAGAGAGGGAGTGTATAAAATTGAATAAAATAGAAATTATATTTATTATTCTTGAATTATTAATGAATAGTTACGAAATATATCAAGGTTTTCAAGCTGATAAAAAGTTAAATCAATTAAGAGATATTATTTTAAGTGAAAGGAAATATAAAGTAAGATGAAAAAATTAGATGAACAAAGAAAAATCGAATTAAAATTATTTTTAACAGAACTTGCAAAATTAACAGGAAAATATAAATTCTCAATTGCAGGGTGCGGTTGTTGTGGAAGTCCTTATATAAATGATCTTACAACAGATGAATTATATCCTGAAAGTATTGCAGATTGTTTAGAGTATGACACAATTGAAAAAGAATACAAAGTTACAGGAGATTTTTTATGATAAAATGTGAAAATTGAGCAAATAATATAACATTAAATTATAAAATCTTTAAATTAGAAAATCAAAATTTTAAATTATGTAATGATTGTTATAAATTAGCAGATGAATTTATACAAAAGTATTTAAGTTATGAAAAATAAAGACAGAAAGGAAAATATGAAAAATATGGAAATATATACAATAGTTTGTGATAACTGTAAAAAAGAAGTTATGAGAGATACAGGAGCAGGTTTAATTTTAACAGATGATTATAATTTTAGACACATAAGTTTTTATCGTTTTACATTATGTGAAGAATGTTGCAAAATATTTGATAAAATTGATAAAAAATATGATGGATTTAGTGAAAATAATTTAAAATTAAAACAAGAACTTCAAGATAAAATGGAAAGAATACATAATGTAATTTATAATAATCAAAAGGAAATATGAAAAGGAGTATTAAATGAAATTTTTAAAATTAGTAAAAATAATAGAAAATTTAAAATTAAAAATAACATTTTTAGAAAAGCATATTAACAAATTACAAGAAGATATAGATTATTATGTAAATAAGGACACAATAAAAACGAAAGAAATAAAAAGATTAAATAAAGAAATAGCCGAAAGAAATTATCATTATTTATTTTTAAATGATAAACAATACATTATGAAAAAAGATATTATAAATTTTATAAGTTGGCAATATGATGAAAGTTCTTTTGTAATATCTATTAGTTTTTATAATAGAAATCCAATTCAAATTGAATTTAAGGATAAAAAGAAAATGATGGAAGAATATAATAAATTGATAAATCAATTATAAAATATTGTAAAATTTTAATATTTAATGTATAATAAAGAAGGGAGATGATAAAAATGTTATCGAATAGAACATACGATTTACTTAAATGGTTTACATTAATATTTTTACCTGCGCTTATAACTTTTGCAGGTGTAGTAATGAAAACATTAAATTTTCAATACACAGATATTGTACTTACAATTTCAACTGCTTTTGAAGTATTTTTAGGGTCAATTTTAGGTGTATCAAGTTATAATTATAATAAGGACGTAAAATAATGAAAATATTTATTTCGCAACCTATGAATAATAAAACATATAATCAAATTAAGTTAGAACGTATGGATCTAGTTCAAAAACTTGAAAAACAAGGATATAAAGTTATTGAAACAGTTTTTGAAAATTTAGATTTATCAAAATCTCCAATTTACTATTTAGGAATTGCAATAGAATTATTGTCAGAAGCTGATATTGTAATATTTATGAATGGTTGGGAAAATGCAAGAGGTTGCAGAATAGAAATGCAAATTGCAAAAGATTATGGAAAAGAAATATTAATTTTAAAGGAAAGGAAATAATAAAATGTTTAAAGGAATAGATGTTTCACAACATAATAATATAATTGATTGGGAAACCGTAAAAGATCAAATTGATTTTGCAATTATAAAACTTGGTTGGATAGGTAATAAAGACAATCACACTTTAGATCAATTATTTGATAGAAATTATGGAGAATGTAAAAGATTTGGTATTCCTGTTGGAATATATGTATATAATTATTGTAACTCTATGAAATCAGCTGAAAGTGGTGCAAAATGGGTAATAAATCAATTATTAGAAAGAAATATAGATTTACAACTTCCAATTTATATTGATATGGAAGATGATAGTTTAATAAACTTAAATAAAGATACATTAACAGGAATAGTATGTCAATTTAATTATATTATTGAACAACAAGGATACTGGGCAGGTTGTTATGCAAATTTAAATTGGTATGAAAATTATTTAGATAAAGAAATAATAAAAAGAAGATATACTACTTGGATAGCTCATTATAATGTAAAAGAAAATAAATATGAGGGTCAATATGATATGTTACAATATAAAGTGGCTTCTAAAAATACAATAGAAGGAATAAATACAAATATTGACTTAAATATTATGTATCGTGATTTATTAAATGATATAGGAAAATATAAAAAAGAAGAAAATATAAAAATTGAACCTGAAGAAGTAATACCTGAACCAATTGTTTTAAAATCAATAGATGAAATTGTAGAAGAAGTAATAAATGGAGAATGGGGAAACGGTGAAGATAGACGAATAAATTTAGAAAATGCAGGTTATAATTATAATGAAGTACAATCAAAGGTAAATGAAATATATTCAAATCAACATAAATACTTAACATATGTAGTTAAATCAGGAGATAGTTTATCTAAAATTGCTTTAAAATACAATACAACATGGCAAGAAATTTATAATTTAAACAAAAATATAATAAAAAATCCAAATTTAATAAGAGTTGGTCAACAAATTAAAATAAAAATTTGACAAATTATATTTTTTATGATATATAAAAATTGTTCCCCTTTTTAATATTTATATAAACTAACGCCCATAAGTGGAGATAGAGTGGTCTCCTGATATTTTTATAAAAGGAGAAATTTATGTCAACAGTAAAAAGTAGATATAGTCCTTTACATACAAATTGTACAATAGGTCAACCTTTTGGTAATCCTGATCCTTCATATGCTTTAGGTTATCATACAGGAACTGATTTTCCAGCAAGTGGAGTATTTTCACCTGACGGTGTAAGTCAAACAGTAAATGCTTTAGATTTATATGCTTGTTGTGATGATGGGGAAGTTGTTTACGTATATAAAGACGCAACAGGAAATGGTGGAAGTGTTTCTTTAGGAAATCAAGTACAAATTTATGATAAAGTAAGAAATTTATATTTTAGATATTGTCATTTAGATGTAGGGTCTGTATGTGTAAATGTAGGAGATAGTGTAACTACTCAAACAAAAATTGGAGTTATGGGTAATACTGGAAATAGTACAGGAACACACTTACATTTAGAATGTACAACAGAACAAAGTTGGTCATCTCATACTTTTGTAGATCCCGTTCAACCTTTAGGAATACCAAACGAACGTGGAACAATTGTAGAATATGATGGTAGTATTATACCTATAAAAAATAAACATAAATATAGAAGTGCAATTTTATTAAGAAAAAAATTAAATATTTTTTAGGAGGAAATTATGAAAACTAGAGAAGAATATGATAAAATAATAAATGATATAAAAACAAAACTAGGTGATAATTTTGCAAATGTAAGTGATTTAATTGCAGATTTATCAACAGATTATGATACAGTAATTCAAGCAGATAAAGATTATCAAGATAGAATAAAAAATCTTGATGATCAAAGAGTACAATTATTAGAAACAAATAATAAATTATTTACACAAGTTACTAATAAAAACGCTCCAAATGATGATCCTGTTATAACACAAAAAAAGCAGGAACAGGAAAATCAAGACGAGCCTTTAAATATAAACAATATTATAAATGAGGAAGGAGAATTAGAATAATGGCAAATAGAGAAAAAATAATTGAAGCAATCAATTATATTAGAAGCACAGCAAATGCAGATTATCAGGCAAGAGTACCTGAAATGGCAAGCGAAGATGAAATGTCAAGAATTGGTTTTGTATTAGAAGAACAAGACTTAACAACACAATTTATTAATGGTTTAGTAAACCGTATTATTAAAACAATGGTTGAAAAACAAACAATTAAAAATCCTTTAGGAATATTTAAAAAAGGAACAAATCCACTTGGAACTGATATTCAACATATTTTTACAAATCCTGCTATAAGTAAAAAATATGAATTATCAGAAGAAAGTATGGCAAAATTACTTTCATATAATGGAAGTGATGACAAAATTGCATATTACAGACGTAACAGACGTGATTTATACGAAGTATCAATACCAGAAGATGAACTTCGCGCTGCTTTTGTATCAGTTGAAAAACTAGGTGCATTTATAGATGGTAAAGTTATGAGTTTAACAAATGGAAATGAGTTAGACGAATATGCTTATACTAGAAATATGTTATCAAAGGCAGTTACAAATTCAACTATAAGAAAACAATTAATAACAATGCCTTCAAATAATCAAACTGCAAAAGATTTTGTAAAAGCAGTTAAAAAAGCTTTTGGAAAAATGAAATTTCCACGTAGTGATTTTAACTCTTATGGAATTTTATTTCCAAATGAAGTACCTGTTACAACGCAAACAAATAAAAATAGAATATGCTTAATAATTACAACAGACGCTTTAGCAGAAGTTGATGTAGAATTATTAGCACAGGCTTTCAATATGGAAAAAGCAGAACTTTCAGGTAGAATAGTAGAAGTTGACGAATTCCAAAATCAAGATATAGTTGCTATACTTTGTGATGAAGCATATTTACAAATTTATGACAACTTATTCAAATTTAGAAACTTCTATAATGGTAGAGCTTTAGTATATAACTATTATGTACACGCTTGGGGAACTTACGCTTTATCACCTTTTGCAAATGCTTTAGCTTTTGTAACAAGTAATGAAACAGTTGCACCAACAGGAGTATATGTACAAACTACTGCAATTACTTTAAAAAACGGTGATAGTTACGGTATAAATGCAAAAGTTCTTCCTGAAAATGCTACTGATAAAGGATTAAACTATTCATCATCAAATACAAATATTGCAGATGTTACTTCAAAAGGTTATATTACTGCATTAGCAACAGGAACAGCAAAAATTACAATTACAACAAATAGTGATGACGAAAATGCTCAAAGTGCAGAAATAACAGTAACAGTAATATAAGGAAGTAAAATTTACTTCCTTATTTATTTTATAAAGGAGAATTAAATTATGGCAAATTTTATAAATCCACAAAGTGAATGTAAATTATTAAATGTATCAATACAAAATGATTATAAAAATCAATATACATTTTCTTCTATTCAAGAACAAACAAACTTCTTTTTAAGTAAAGCTACATCTAAAAATTTTACAAAATTAACTTTTATACGAGATGGAGAAATTGCAGTTCAAGGTCAAATTTATTCACTTTATAATAGCAATTATTTAATGTTTAAAAATACAGGATTTAAAGATAAATGGTTTTATGCGTTTATTACTGAAATAGAATACTCTAATGAAAATTGTTCTATAATACATTATGAATTAGATGTATTTCAATCTTGGTACTTTGAAATTAACTATCTTACTTCTTTTATTGTTCGTCAGCACGTAACAGATGATACAATAGGTGCAAATACAATAGATGAAGGACTAGGATATGGTGATTATATTTTCCACGAAAATACAAATCATTTATTAGTTAGTTTAAATAACTATATTTATGTAATGTGTGTTACGCAAGGAATACCAAATGATGATAGCGATCATTTTATTTTAGGTGAAATTTATGATAATATTTATTCAGGTTTAAAATATCTTGCTTCTTCACACGCAGATTTAATAAGTGACGCTTTAATTAAATATCAAGAACACGGAAAATCAGAAGCAGTACAATATATAAAATGTATTCCTCACGCTTGTATGCCAGATTTTGAGGATGTAAGCGAGCAAGCAGGACAACCTATTATTGTTCCTTCATCAAGTCAAGGTATGAAAGGATATGCAAATTATGATTTTACGCAAAATTCAATAGATGGATACATTCCTAAAAACAATAAATTATTCTGTTCACCTTATAATGAAATAGAACTAACTGATAACAACGGACATACCGCAGAATTTAAACCTGAATTATTTAATACTTTTGGTCATTGTCAATTTTGTATATTATCAAATATGAGTGGAAACGTAACTGTTTCTTGTTTTCCAACAAATTATGGAAAATTAAGTACAAATATAGAAAGTAATAATTTTTCAAGTGATTTAGGAATTGAAATAAGCGACTTTCCTCAATGTGCGTGGACATCAGATTTTTATAAAAATTGGTTAGCTCAAAATCAAGTAAGTAATAATATTTCTTTAGGTTTTGGTGTAGAAAATGGTTTATTACAAGCAGGTATTGGGGCTGCTAACCTTGGAATTGGTATTGCAACTGCAAATCCTGTTGCAGGTGTAATTGGTGCAAGTGCATTAGCAAGTGGAATTTCACAATCTGCAAGTTCAATTGCAAATTATTATGGAAATATCCACAAAGCACAGGTAACACCACCACAGGCAAAATCACATACTAATAATATGAATGCTTTATCAGCTCATAATTTAGTTGGATTTTATGTAAATCATAAAACTATAAAAGGTGAAATAGCCAGAGTTATAGACAATTATTTTACAATGTTCGGTTATAAAGTAAATAAATTAGAAGTACCAAATTTAAGAAGTAGAACAAATTGGAATTATATTGAAACTAAAAATATTAATATTACAGGTAATATTCCAAATGATCATTTAAACAAAATTAAAAATATGTTTGACAATGGCGTAACTTTATGGCATAATGATAATGTAGGAAATTACAATAGAGAAAACGCTATTAGATAGGAGAAATTATATGCCTAAAAATGATGAAAGAAATAAAGCTATGATACAAAATCATAATTCATTTTTATTCTATTATCAATGGATAAAATTACTTTGTTTATCAATGTTTAAATATAATAATTTACCTGCAGGTTGTAATAAAAAATTTATTGAAAAAAATCTATTTGAAAATGGTAATGCTATATTTGCAAAAAGTAATAAATATGGTATAATAAATCTAGCTTTAAAAGGAAATTATGATAGAAATTTATACGATGATCCTTTACATTATACAGGTTTTGCAGGATCTTATGAAATGGATTGTGATATAAATAATTCTGTAATTGTTAGAAATAATATTTTATCTATACCTACTTTACCAATTGCAGTATTTTTTGCAGATAAAATATCTAAAGTAGATCGTGTTTATGATGTAAATTTACTAGGAATTAAAACACCACTTATTTTTAAATGTAGTGATAAAGAATATCAAACAATGATGAATATTATAAATGATATTTATTCAAATGTACCTTTATTAAAGATAAAAGAAAAATTAGATATTCAATCTAAAATAGAAGTTTTGGAAACTAAAATACCTTATTTGTTAGATAAATTAAGAGATGAAAAACTTTCTGTAATGTCTGAATTTTTAACCTTTATCGGTATTAATAATGTAAATATTACTAAAAAAGAACGTCTTGTTAAAGATGAAGCAACTTCAAATAATCAACTAACTAAAATGGATTTAGAGATATTTTTAAGTGAACGTAAAGAAGCAATTGACAAAATAAACAAAATGTTTAATACAAATATTACAGTTGAAGCAAACCAAAATATAATTGATGAAATGAATAGCTTACTTGAAAACGGAAATATTAATAATGGAGATGATGAAGAATGATACCTGCAAAATATACTATCTGTTTAGAAGATATTTTAGATAATGAAGAATTTAAAGATATTATGTCAAAATATCCTTTATATGATAATCAATATCGCGAAACTTTAAATAATAAAATTATTAATCACTATCGTTTTCAAGAAATAGGTTTTGAAACACCACATCTTTTTAACCACCATCTTAAAGTTAAGTTAGATGAAATTATGCCAAAATATAATAAATTATATCAATCAAATTTATTACAACTAGATCCTTTATCTAATTTTTCATATCGTGAAACTTTAAATAAAACAGGTCAAGATACTATAAATTCATCTTCTAATAATCAGGGTACTTCATCATCTACTGCTTCTTCTAATGATACTTCAAATATTTCTAAAAATGGAACTGAAAACGAAAAACACGTTTTTCAAAATACACCACAAGGCGATTTACATAATGAAGATATTACAGATTTTTCTTATGCTACTACTTTAAATTTAGATGGTACTAATTCAAATGAAACACAAAATAAAACTTCTCAAACTTCTTCACAGGATAGTACAACTAATAATTCAACAAACACTACATCAAGTGGTAAAAATTCTACTGAAAATTATATTAAAACAATTACAGGTAATTCAAATATTACTACTACAAAACTTTTTACAGAATTCGTAAATAACTTTAATGATATAGATAAACTTATTATTGATGAACTTTATGATCTTTTTATGCAAATTTATTAAGGAGGAAAAATATGTTAGATAAACATACTATTGAATATTCAAATAATAATTATGTTAATCAATTACAGCCTATTCTTGCAAGGTTAGGTTTATGGGATACACCTACTTCTTTTGATAACTCTTTATCTTGGTATCAATCTTTAAAATATGTTTTACAATATCTTATAGAACAAGTACTTCCACCTGTTCAAGAAAATGATACTAAAATGAATAAACTTATAGACTACTACGGTGAAGTTGTAGATTATTGTAATAACTATTTTGAAAATTTAGATGTACAAAATGAAATTAATAATAAATTGGATAATATGAAAAATGATGGTACACTTTATAATATTATGTTACCTTATATTGAAAATTTAGAAACAGAACAAAATCGTAAAATTACTGTTCTTGAAAATAGAATGAACGAATTTACAAATTTACCAGACGGTAGTACATCAGGCGACGCAGAACTTATAGATATAAGAATTGGAGCAAATGGAGAAAGTTATGATACAGCAGGTAACTCTGTTAGAAATCAAATATTAAATTTACAAAATGCTTGTTATACTATTAGTAATTTAAATTCACTTATTAATAATAAACAAAACATAGCAACTAATTTAAACATAGGTGATACTATTGATATTAAAAATATAAATAGCTCTTCTACTTTTGGATTTATTATACAAAAATGTACAAAAGGTGATATGTTCTCTATTACAGGTCAAGGTGCAAGTAATGCTTTATTATGGTGCTTAACTGATGAAAATTATACATTATTAGATAAATCACCTCAAAATAAAATCGTAAACAATTTTATTTTGAAAGTTGAACATGATGGTTATATTATTTGTAATTTCTTGCTTTCTGCAGGATATAATTTAATATATTATTCTTCACCTAAAAATACACAGAAAGAATTAGATAACTATAAAAATACTTTTGATTTATCATCAAAAGTTATTACAAAACATTCTTTTTATATTTTAGATGATATAGGTAATACTCTTAATATTGATATTAGAGAAAGTTCTACTTTTGGATATATTATTCAAAAATGTTTTAAAGATGAAATTTATACAATTACAGGTCAAGGTGGTGCTTCTGCTTTATTATGGTGCTTAACTGATGAAAATTATACAATACTTGATAAATCACCACAAAATAAAAATGTTAATAATTACACTTTGAAAGTTGAACATGATGGTTATATTATTTGTAATTTCTTGCTTTCTGCAGGATATGATTTATCATTAAAATCAAATTTAAAACATGATATTTATGATTTACAAGAAAAAATTGAAATTTTAGAAAATAACAAAAATAATTTTAATATTCCTTTAGTTAAATTTGAAAATGACTATGATTTTAAAGATATTTCATCAGAATATCAAAAAATGTACTTTTCAGTAGAACAATTAAAACGCACATTAGAACAAGTATACACTTTATTTGATAGTCTTGTTTCTCAATTTCCTGATTATGTTACAAAAACTGATTTATCAGAATTATTAAATATTCCTTATCCAAATTATGCAAATGGAATTACCGAAGATGGAGAATATGAAATAACACCAGCTTATAAAACATATATGTATACTTTTAAATATACTAATAACAATATTGGTAACAATACACATAATAAAAAGAAAAAATTTCTATTGGTTTCAGGTACACACGGAAATGAAACAGCTTCACCATTCAATACTTACCTTTTTGCTAAACAATTATGCTATGATTTTTTAAACGATCCTAATTTCTTTAAACTTCGTAATAGCTTCGATATTTATATAGTTCCTTGTTTAAATGGTTATGGTTTATATCATAATACTAGAACAAATGCTAATAAAGTAAACATTGCAAGAAATTTTCCAATAAAAAATTGGACAAAACAATATGAAAAAGGAGAAAATGATGATTATACAGGAGAAACACCTAATTCAGAATTTGAAACACAAATAATAGTTGCTTTAACTAATCATTTAAAACCTGATATGGCTATTGACCATCATAATTATTGGCATTTAAAATGGCAATTTTATGCAAATGTAACAAATTATGATATGT